AGACTCAATAGCGGCTGCGTGAGCCTGCTTTACATCTTCAGATGAGTTAGGTATCCCTCCTAGTTCTCTTTCTGTCTTAGAAAGCTTGTTATAGGTTTTATCGGGTCTATTCATACTAAAGCCTCTATATCCTCTATTCTTAAAGTGATAAAGTAATCTAGGCTTATTATTCTCACAAAGTATTGGCATACCATAAAAAACACAAGCCATTAATACTTCTTCAAAAAATATCTCTGCAGTTTGAGGTCTAGCTACGTATTCTAAAAAGAAAGCATTACTAGGAGCGTCATCCATATTAAACTTAGTGACACCGTGTAGTGCTCCGTTAGAACCTCCTCCTCCAACTGTTCCTGATATATCGTAACTATCACAACCGAAAGAGCCTATGTGTTCGTTTCCGGGATATTTAATACCGTTCTTAGTTATTATTCTATTCTGTAAACTTTTCTTTGGTCTCCAACCAATATTAAATCTACCGTGCTTGTCGGGTCTAAATATAACCTCAGTATCTTTGATTCCATTCTTCCAATAAAACGAACCCCTAGTTACATGATGTTCCTGTATTAAAGTTTCATTGTAATCTATCTGTTGATATATCTTAGTTAGATTAAATAAAGATTGTTTACTTTCATCTCTAAATGCGTGTGACTCTGTTCTAGGGAATTGACGATAAAATTCATTAAGAGCATCAGGGTCGTCTTTCAAAGAATCAACCTCTGCTTCCCAATAATCTACAGCCCCTTGATTAATCATTTCTCCATCTACACCTAATATAGTTTTTTTAGGTTTATATAAAACAGGCATTCCGTATCTATCTATAAAGCCTTCCATGTTTTGCTCCATAGGGATAAAAAGTGAATACATTCCACTTTTAGTTTGACCATTTGAGTTTCGTGTTCCCACATTGGAGTCTTCATATAACTTTTTAAAGTTACCTCCTCCTTTTTCTAAAGCATTTGATGTTGAACCCATCATACACTTACCAATAATCTTACTACCCAATCTCAAACAAGTTTTAGTAACTCGCCAATTGTTTAATATATTATTTGGCTTTACCCACTTACCACTTTCATCGTGTACTAAAAGCAATAACTTTTCCCCATCATAAGAGTTGTCATCTGTATTCTTCCAATCAATAGTTGTATCTAACCCTGTCATCTCATCAGAGTCAATATCGTGCATATTTTTTTTAGTAATCTTAGAAGCAGGAACTCTAAAAGCTAGTTCTGTTTTTGGTTTATCCATACCATCCTGAACGGGCTTAAAAAAGAAAGGCAATCTGTTGCATATTGGAACTACTTTGTCTGTAAACATTTTTTTAGCATCTGCTCCTGTCTTTGAAAGTATTCCAACCCTCGCATCTTTTGCGAGAGTTCCTGTGTTAGCACATTCATTAGAACCCATAAAAGAAAATCCTGAACGTCTAATCTTTAAGTAAGTCATTCCAAAACTTCTCTTGTCAGCTTTACAAGCTTCCCAAAAAATCCAAAATATTCTATTAGCTTCTCTAAAGTCAGGGTATCCAACATCTATACTTGACCACTGAAGGTACATATAGTGAGAACCTGTGATGTAGGTTTTAACTCCATTGTTCATAAACCAAAATCCATCTTCTCTTTTGTCAAACTCATTTTCAATGTAATCTACCCATCTGTCCTTAAAAGCTGTAGGCATTTCATTCCATTGAAATATAGATTTTATTTTTGAAAGTTCTTTTGGTAGTTCATGTCTTTCCCAATACTGATGTTGTTTGTCTTTGTGTCTTTGAAGACACTCTTTGGGAGCAAGAGGCAAACCTATCTTTAAACCGGAAATCTCTATAACATCTCCAAGCTTTCCTGTTTTAGATATAACAACTAAATCATACTTCTCGTTATAGCCATACATCCAACTACTATTCCTGTTCTTGTTAGTAATAACATTCTTAGGAATATAGTTAGGTACTACCCTGTATAATTTATTTTGACCTACGTTCTGCAAATCCTTGGTTTGTGTGTTTTGTATTGCCTCCCTTTTCTAATAGCTCTAAAGCTTCTTTCTCCGTTTCTATTCTATTAAGTATTTCAAATGCGTCAAATATAGCAAGCTTCTTAGTTGCTGCTGCATTCTTTAATCTATCAGCAGCCAACTCATCTTCAGGGTCAGGCTTAATAATATCTTCTTTTGCAACTTTAATCAGTTGCTTTACAGCACGCATCCCTGCTTCTATAATTTGTTTCTTTAATTCGTTTGATGTCATAATATCTTCTTTAAAAACAAAACTTGAATTAATCTACAATTTTTTTTCTTTCCGAAATTTTTTATTAAATTCCTAGAGTGTTTTAACTTAGAGTCAAATATAAACATAGAATTATATTCTCCGTAATTTACTATAGATTTTTTATTTAATTCATTATATATTGTAGTTCCGTATTTTTTAGGATGATTTTTATTAAGATATAATATTATAGTTTTATCACCCATCATTTCATCGGTGTGTATATAATTAGGCTCTTTTTGATTTATACAAGACTTTCGAATAAAATTGTAAGAGACATTATAATCGGGGAATATAAGTTTCACAAAATTATACGCTTCATCTTTTTCTCTAGGCTGTATATTTTTAAATGTATTTTTTCCATCATGTATATCTACAAAATTTTCTTTATAGATATCCTCAACATATTTGTCGGGATTTTTTAAAACATCATTAAATTTTATACAAATCATAATACAGCAACTATGTTATTAGTAAACATTCTAAATAACTTTTCACCATCTACTGTAAACTCATACTCGCTTTCAGGCTCAAATATAACTTCACATCCTGTATCAATCCCAATACTTTTTAGTTGACTATTAGAATACTTAACTACTCCATGAAGAGGCTCTTCCTTTATTCCTTTATAGAGGTAAGAATCCTTAACACTAGTAGGCTCAATAAAACAATACTTCCCTATAGAGTTCCAACCATCTTTATTTTTATACATATAAAATTGTTGGTCATCTATAAAAAACAAATCGTCTTTAAAAAAACTTCTACCGCTTTTTCTTCTCCCACGCATATCATTGTAAAACTTAAATACGTTGTGGTGAACTAAAAGTGTATCTCCTTTTTTAATAGGTCCGTTATATCCTATAGGGGTTTCCACAACCTCTGCTTCTCTATTAGATGCTTTGTGGTTTTCTTCTGAAGTGTTAATTATTATTTCTAATCCGGCAATCTCTTTTGTATTGTTGTATCTTTTACCGTTGACTGCACGAACTATAAAATCCGTTGGTGATTTCATTAAATAAAATTTATATTATATTCGATTGACACAGGAACTGTGCTACTAAAAGCTTTCCAAAGAAAAATTTCTTGGTCTTCGTTTTCAACATATATTAGAAAATTATTATTATCAGAATCTTGTGTTATTCGATGTATTGTATAATTACCACCCAACACTACTTGATTAATTAAATAATGCATTGCTCCTGATTTATAATCAGGACCTACTGAAATTTTTCTAATGTCCATTATATTTTATTTTTTTGGAATCGTAACGTCTCCTGTTTTAATATCTATAACAGCATCCGCTCCGTATTTCTCAATTAAGTCTGACTCTACTTTGTTTAGTGAAGATTTGTGCTCGTCTAGCTTTTGAAGCAATCCGTACTTTATAATCTCTATATCAGCTATTTCGTTTTTTAATTTTAAAAACTTAGTATTAATAGCCCTAATGTTTTCTAATTCTTCTTTGTCTAATTTCATTTTGATTGTTATTTAATTTAATTACCACATTGAACTTATGTTCTCGTATTCTTTTCTAGCATCAAAGCTAGGACAATTTTTATTTGAAAAATCTCTATGACCGTATATTTCTATTGATGGATATCTTATTTTATAAAACTCCAACATATCTACTAAAGCAGATTTTTGTTCATCAGTTCTAGTGTCTCCACCTTTACCACCTACGTAGGCTATTCCTATAGAATTTTTATTATGACCTTTGCAGTGTGCTCCTGCTTTTTCAATAGGTCTTCCTTCGTGAACACTTCCATCTAGTGAAATTACTATATGGTATCCAATATCTGACCAACCTCTTTCTTCAACGTGCCATCTTCTTATCTCGTCTACTGAGACGTTTCTCCCTTCAGGAGTATCAGTACAATGAACTATTATTTTATCTATATGTCTAATGGCTACTTGTCTTTATTTAATAAGTACCACTTTTGGATGGTATACCCAATAGTTAATGCCAACAATACTATTTTTAATACTATATCAATATTTGTAAGAGACATAGCAAAACCCGCTATGCTCATACTATATAATTTTATGTCTCCCATATCAATCATAGCTAGTTATATAATTAATAATTAAAGAGTCGTTCCAAGTATTGTTTTGAGTGTATTCCATATTAAATCATTGGGCTATCAGGGTTATACCAATATACAGCATCTACTTCTAATTTTGCTGATGAACCTGCATCTCCTTTAAAATACAAATAGTTTTGGTTAGTCATAGAACCAACAGGATTCATACCTCTTGATTGTAACAAACTAAAAGGTATTTCTATTGAGTGCCATTCACTTGTTCCCCATTCAAAAGTATAGTCTGCTGACAATCCACTTTGGGTACTTGCAATAGTG